ATTGCATTTCTTACATTAATCCTTATTCAGTGCTACTCTAGTCTTCGGTCTGCACTGTCACGCCCTCTTCGGAGAAGTCACTCTTCAGAGAGGTATCTTATTTTTGGGTCATCCAACCGTGGGTAAGTGATACTCAACCACTTGTCCTGCCATCTATTTCAACCTTGCCTCCTTCTTACCCCTTGCGGGGGCAGAGGTAGTTATCTACTTTAGTGCCCTAACTTGGAACCTATTGACTAATAGGGGGACAATGTGCGACTACGTCCAAGGCAAGTATACAGGGCCACGGGGGTATATAAAGAAATTCAGGCCATTTAGTCACGGCCCCCTCTAAAGATAAGGCTAGAAGGTGACCCGATTCCCCCCAGGGGTTTAAACAAATCGGAGAAATTTTGAATTAGGCCTTTTATAAAAATTGGGCACGAGTGTGAAAAAAGAAAATATACCCGTTTTTTAAAAATATGTTTATTTCACAGGGTTGCACTTACAACAACGCCAGTGGCCTTTTTCGTTGATAACTATGGCCCGGCCGTCGCAAAGGGGACAACGGGAGGGAAGGAGGGAGGACATTACTTGAACCACAGATAGTAGGATAGTATTAGTAAGCACAATCCGTTGCCTATGATATAGAGGAGGGCCTCCTTTAATGATATCTGACTTAAAATATGAGGAATATGGTAGGTAGGACCCTTTGACGGTTTTTGTTGTTCTCTTATAATTGTCTTAGGGTGGGGACGGTAATGAGGCATCTTTTTCCAGCAATCATCACAGAGGTATGCCCTGAGGTGAGGCTGTTCGCTCATATAATGGGTTCGGCATTTCATACAGTTATGCCATTGGGCATTGTAGTACTGCGGTTTACTTACTTTCGCCACGTGCAGACGATAGAGCGCCACGGATTTCTGCTTTTACAGTCTTCGCGAACTCGTCGTCATAGTGGTCGTAGTTGGACATAATGACTTCTCGAAGAACACTGTCCCGCATCGTCTGTTGCAACTTCGAGTCCAGTTTAGTGTACGCCTTCTTCTGAATTACTGTCAGATTCTTTTCTATAAGGTCGTCTATTTCGGATTCGTATCTTGCAAGTAGGAAGGGAACGTATTTATTGACTATAAAGCTGAACTGTGGTACACGAAGATAAGCATATGCCCCAGCGCCAGCTACTACTGCGGCTACAGCTAGAAGCTCCGGTGCCGCCGTTAATTGGTCTATTAGTCCTTCAAGTAAGTTCGTTTCGCTACTTGTCGTTGTTGCGTTTGTAGTTGCGTTTGCCGTTGTATTGTTTGTCATATTATACCTCTTGGCGTGGGTTCCCTAATATTGTAGTTGTCAATTTTCTATTTTTAACCAATAGCGTGGCAACCCACAGTAATGTTCTATGTTCTGATTGTATTTAAAGGTTACCGCCTTTCTTTAATGCGTTACTTTCATAACAGTCGTCACACACGAACATTTTGAAGGTCAATGAGTGAATGTATTCCTTGCCACAGAATAAACATACTAATCTTTTTCCTCTCAAGTTGGTCCCGGTTCGCACGGTTTCTTATAGAAAGCACACCATTCACAAAGTTTCTGTGGAACTAGTTCGTAGTTCTCGATATCGCTGCCGCGTCTTCCAAGGTCATCGTGGATGCCACGTATCAAATCTTGCGCTTCATCGATTTCAGATTGCGTTATGCGAACAAAATATGATTCGTCATATCTTAACCAGTCGATACCTGCGAACATTGGCATTACCCCCGTATCCTTGTAATAAAGGAGTGCGTATATAATCAATTGCCGGTAGTAATCTTCTGGTACCCAGTGCCCATATCGTTTACTGGTCTTGTAATCGACGATTGAGATGTTCTTTTCGAAATCTTGTATCACACTATCGATGATACCCACCAGTTTGAATTCTTTATTGTGGATTCGTTGTTCTGCAAACCGCGGCTTTAATTGATATAAGGCTTGATATGGAGATTTTGCTACGCCCCAGTCCATCAATTCATTTAACTTCCTTTCTATCTTATGACAGAAGTTGGCTAACAAATCTATGGTCTCGCGTTCCATTACATCGCCATCTATTTGGGGGTTTTTGAAAAGCCATTCCTTCGTGTCGTGGAGTTCCTTCCATTTTTTACGAAATTCTAAGATGGCCCATTCTTGGGGTTCACCATTACGCCATTTATGGGGTGTTTTGAATTCTTTCGTAAATATCTCATCCAGAATATTATGAACAATGGTACCTCTGAATAAGTGGAGGGTTAGTTTATCCGGTAGTTTTTCTAAATACCTGTAATAGAATGCTCGAGGGCATCGCAAGAAGAGATTTATCTTAGAGGGAGACAAACGATGTTCGCTTGGTTCCCAATTTTCTGGCTGCACCGTGGCACCTTCTTCGTCTAGGGTAACGGTGAAAGATACATCAGTCGATGTGTCTTGAGTTTTTGTCATACTTTTGGACAGGGTTGCAGATATATAAAGGTTTGGAGATAGCTAAGCATATGCTATACTTAGTATATACTATGTATAGTAATATACTAGAGCATACGATGTGAAATAATATACTGTATCTCCAAAGGTTTAAATAATTTGTTCTCCAGAAGAAATGCAAGGGGTGGAAATAATGCAAATGGACGCAATAAGAATTATTCTGGCTATCTTGGCGGGCATCAGTATCTTGTGGATGAATGGCCTAATATGAAAACCTTTAAATAACAAAAAAACAGAGTATTAGTATGGCAAATGAAGAGTGGGATGAAGAATTAGAGGATTATGTGTTTCAACAACAGTTTGATATACCTCGAATAAGGATGGAGGGAGGTGAATAATGGAAGATGTTTTAGTCGCAATCGAAGATTATGGATTACCGTTAATACTCCTTCTTGGAGCAATTTATGCTTTATATCGTTTTATGGTTTTTTCACTATATGAAGTGAAGAACGAATTTGGAGCTCGCCATAAAAAGAATGCAGAGGATATGAATGTGGTAAAAATAGCTCTCGCAGAAATTAAGTTATTATTACAGGAGAAGAAATGAGCAATCATAAAAAAGATGCAGCTACGCCTGATGGGAACTTTGCTAATTTTATGATGATAATGGTAGCAGCTCCAGTTGTTATGGCTTGGGTAGGATTATCTATATTCTTGGTTACGATGGCATTTCGTCATCCAGAGATAGTAGAAGACATAGAATCTTATAAGTCGGTTCTTTTGATTATAGGTTCACCTGCATTAGTTATTATATATAAGGTATTAGAATTATGGACTGCACAACAGAATAGTCAGATAGAACAGACAAGGAAAGGTACGTTTAGGAATGGTAACGACGACAATGAAGAGGAAATACTAGAGAAACTCAAAAAGCTAGATTAAAGAATGAGAAAAAAGAAATTGGAACGAAATAACGAAGAAAGATATCTTATCGTGGATGGAGAAAGAACTTCACAAACACCAGGTGTAGTAGATGTATTAAAGAAGGCATTACTTTTGTTTGGTGTTGTAATTCAAACAGGGGCATTTCGTAGAGGATTTACACATTTTCTAAATCAGAATAAAAAGGAAGGAGGCCGATTAGTAAGCTATGGTATTGAAGATAATTGCCTTAATGAAGATATAGTTAAAGAGATAAAGGAAGCCATTGATACTCCGACAAGAGTGATAGTTTTGTGTAACACTGAATATAAAAAGAGAGAATTTCAAACATATGCACCTTTCTTAAAGAAGGGAGATGTTATTATGTGTTACTATTATAGAGATACAGATGAAGATTGGTGGGAAATTACTGAACCTTTGAATATGTCCCCTCCCTACACTCCTTGGAAATCTGAGATTTCCTATGATGACATTTCAGAATGCATAGAAGAAAACAATCTGGAAGAATTTAGATATGATGAATTTACACAAGTAATGTGGGGCGCCTTTATCAAGAAATGAGCGATGCTTTTATATATAACAACAACCGATAATATATGTATGTTCCGATGTCCCTATACTAGTTGTGATGGCCTTTTCCAAGGAGGAGAAATAACAGATAATTTATCCTTTTTTAAACGAGGGGTGTGTCCTAAGTGTGCAAAACAGGTAGAAGTAAGATTTGATTTGGATGATTATACACCTTCTCCAGTTGCACCAGACCCACAACCGGAAGAGGATGATGAGTTTGATTTTAGTACCTTTACGGTAGCCCAACTTAAAGATGAATTGGAAGAACTTGGACTATCTATTAAAGGTAAAAAGTCTAAGCTTGTAGAAAGACTGGAAGATTTTTTGGAGAATAACGATGAATGAATTAGAAGACGAAACTGTATTAGCAGAATTAAAAGAAGTTAGAGAACAAGTGGCAGGACTACACGAAGTATTGGAGGCAATTTTATCGTGCCTTGGTAAAGATGAAGTTTGTTGCGACGATGAAGGCTGCGGATGCAGCGGAGAATAAATATGGCATACAAAGACGATAAGGGATTAACAAAGGGTGAGCATTTCCACGGAAACAACCCTGATATGAAACTGGACTTCCCAAGACCAGATGAGGCAGAGATAGCCGAGATGAATTATAAGAAACCTATTACATCATATAAAAATATCGAAAATCCAAAGAAAATGGTTTATGCAGATGGAGAATCCACTGTGGACCAATATACGGACAACGTTAATTATGCTGCAGATACCAAGAATTTACCTACCTACAGTGCTCGCACTAAAGGTGGACGTCTTGGAAATGCATCATCTAATGGTTAGAGGAATCGAACAATGGCCTACAAAAGGAAGACAAGGAAGAAGGCAGCATCTAAGAAAAAACAGGCAGCTGCACGGAAAAAACCAGGTGGGTCAAACGTAGGAAAATATAAGGGAGTGAAATCCTTTGCAGGTCCGTCAGGAGGAGCACCCGCAGGTAGTTTTCCTATTAATTCTTTAAAGAGAGCTAAGTCAGCATTGAAGTTAGCTCACAATGCCCCACGGCCAGCTGGTATTAGAGCAGCGGTATATAGGAAATATCCATCTCTAAAACCATCAGCCAAAAAGAGAAAGAAGAAATGAGTGAATCTGTTGAGGAATATACATTCCGTTTACGAAAAAGAGTGGGAGAAGCGGAATACCAACGTCACAGAGAACTTGTTCGTTTATTGGCGAGAAATCTGGCAGTGGAAGATATCTTATGGGAAGAAATATTAGAACACATAAAAGATATAAATCTACGCAATACTCTTTTAAAACAGCGCAATCAGATAGTAAGGGATATCCATACCGAATTCCGTGCATTGAATATAGAGATTCCTACCATTGTAGAGAAGAAGACCGAAGGCTTTATGAACTTCTTAGGGGACTTATCAAATGATGAAGACAGTGAAGAACGAAACGAAGAACCTGAAGAAAGCGATATCGGGCAAGAATAGTTTTGATTCTGCTCATATGGAATCATTTTTCGAAGAGATAAGATGCGATGAAGTTAAAATGGAACAACTGGTCCGCGCCTTTTGTGAAACGTATTTAGTGGATGCTAATCAAAGACCATTAAGGTTAAGACCGCTTCAATTGAAAATCATAACCAAATCATTGACATATCCCAAAGGAGATTCTAATGTTCAACGTAAGATGGCTGTTCTGGCACCTCGGGGTAGCGGTAAGTCGTGGGCTCTTTCGGTGGCCGTTGTTGTTTGGATGTTTTTTCGCCGCTTTAGAGATTTAGTTTTCGTTATTGCTCCCACCGAAGACCAAGCAGCTTTGATTTTTAATTATGTATACCGTCATTTTAGAGATAATGTATTTTTAAATTCATTGATAGGAGCTTACAAATTGCATAACAAACCTTCGATTAAGATGAAAGGGGGGACAGTATTGCGTCGTGCTCCTATTGCACCAAGCAATCAGGGGCAAGCAATACGAGGTCAACACCCTACCTTTTTAATAGTAGATGAAAGTCCTTTAATAGCTGACTCGCTCTTTATAGATAATGTAGAGCCGTGTATAATAGCGAATAAGGCGCCATTTATTAATCTAGGGACACCTAAAAGTAAAGAAAACCATATGCATCGATATCTCTATGATGAAGGATATTCCGATACTTTCGAACGATTGCATTTCAATTGGAGAGACGCAGTTGTAAAGGGAGAAGCATATAGCCCCCCATATGACGAAGAAGAAATGTTGAATAAGATGATAGAATGGGGCGAAGATTCTATCCATTGGAAAACAGAGTACGAATGTGAATTTGTAGAAAGTGTATCGAGTGTGTTCAATAACAAATACTTAAGGAATTGTTTTGATGACTATACCTTCATACGACCCGAGGACGCGGACAGAGAGAATTTTTCCAATTGTACTGTGGGTGTGGATATTGGTAAATCCGTTAATAGCACTGTTATTAGTGTTTGGATTACCGAGAAGTCTGAGACAGGTAACATTGCAAGACTTATATATTTGGAAGAAATCGGTCCTAAATCTGGTGGACACGATATACCATACCAGCGTGAACGCATTATGGCAGTTGCAAGAAGCTTTGGAGCCATACGCATTATTATTGATGCTACTGGTATTGGCGGCGCTTTTGAGCAGGAGATACGTTTAGAATGCATTCCCGACAGTATCCACTTTATACCTTTCATATTTACAGGAGGACCCAAAGGGACGAAAACATATGTTTATCGTGATTATGTATCATTTATACAGAAGGGCAAGGTCCGGGTTCCGAATCCCAATAACCTTCTGGGGTTGGATAAAAAACTGATGTCGAAATGGTATAACGAACATTCTATACTAGAATATGTTATGGATGCTACCCAAAAGACAGAAAAAATTGGGGCACCTACTGGAAGACACGACGATTACTGTGATAGCTCCGTGATGGGGATTCACGCTACATTAGGGATGCTACCCGCAGAAAGTAGCTTTACATCGATTCGAGTAGGAACAGATGGTGGGCGCAGTCGAAGAGGAGTTTATAGTGGTGTTACAATGACCACAGGCGGACGCCGAAGAAACCGTATTTTTAAAGAAGCTCCTCGCGGCGTTTAAGGAAAGCTATAAATATCAGCGAAAAGGATATAAATGTAGGTCATCGATGGGTTTAGGCGATTGGATAAGTAGAAGATTTGCCACAGTAGGTAAAAATCCTCCATTTGAAGAGGACGACCCACGTAGTTTTGGAGAAGGTATAATCAGAAGACTTCGCCTAACAAATCAGTACGGTCAGAAATATGAGAAACACATTGGTGATAATCGTAAATATATGAATATATATTTATCTGACCCTATAATTAGAACCCTAATCGACCTCCCTTGTCTCTATGCAGTTAAAGATGGATATGATATTGTAACTGATGATGAGGAGTTGCGTGAAAAAATAGAAAAGACCTTTATGGATATTAATATAGATATGACTATCTATAGTTGGTTGAGGAATGCACGTATTTTTGGTTCGGGATATTTAGAATGGACAGGAGATAATTTGATTGTACGTTCATCCCAGAATATGTTTATACAGCGGAATGAACACGGCCAATTAATATATTACTATCAGGATACAGGAACCGATGAAGAGAATGTACGGTTCGAAGCAGATGAAATCGTAGAGCTACAAAATAACCCTTTTGATGACTATGCTTACGGTCTCTCTGACATCCATACTGTTATGTATTTGGTTGATTTGAAGGATTTTGCAATGAGGGACATTGGGATTGCATTGAATAAACACGCCGTTTCACGGTTTGATATTTCGTGCGGTCTTCCGGATATGCCTTATGGTCCTGACAAAATCAACGAAATTGTAGATGCATTTAATTCTTTGGAGCCGGGTGAAGATGTAATTCACGGCAATGATATCGAAATAAAAAATATAGAGGGAACCAGCCGTGCATTTGAGTACGGTAAGTATACCGATGATATTATGGATAAGATACACATTGCATTGAAAGTTCCGAAAACGATGTGGAACAATCCTGAACAGGCAAGACCTATTTTCGAACCTTATGTTAAATATTTACAAAAAGCCGTCGAGTCCGCTCTTAATTCTCAACTGATGCCACAACTTGGTGAAGAGATAAGATTCAAGTTCAGACAGATGAACGTGGAAGATGCGTTTACCAAAGCCAAGACCGATATGATATATCTATCAGAGGGAGTGTTGGCATCTTCAGAGGTAAGGGCAGAGAGAGGATTAGACCCTGACGGCATAGTTGAATTACAAGAGACTGCTGTGAATGTTAATGTATCTGGTGGAAAGGACGAAGATAAGAGAGAAGAGTCCCAACGAACTGAAAATCGAGGCACGACAAAGAAAGGCGATGTTCGAAAAACAGCTCGTAGAGCTTACGAATCCAAAGGAAACAAACCAGCGGCAAATGTGTCGGGAGATAGAAAATGAGTCAAATCAAAAAATGTGTATCAGAACTAAGTGTTAGATTGAAAAAGCGTGGGGTAGAGAAATATCAATCTATGGCAACCAATATGTGCTCGATGTGGGCAGATGAGAATGGTGTCGAAAAGGAATTTGGTTCAGGAAACGTTGAAGAGACCCGAAAAACCTTTGCAATGAATTTTTCAATCGAAGATGTAGAATCGACTGATACAGGTTTAGTGGAAGATATTACCGAGTTTTCGGTAAGAGCTATTACATCGGGACCCCACGAATACACAAAAGATGATGAGGAGCATAAGGTTTATATAGAGCCGAACCTGCTTAAAGATAATGTAGAGCTCTTCAAAGAGCTTCCTATATATGTAAATCACCAAAGGACGCCTGAAGATTTAATCGGAAAGGCAATAAATCCTGAGGTCGAGGAACTAGATAATGGAAAAATAGCTATAAAAATGTTGGCTCAGATTTCTGAACCGACAGAACGAGCTAATGAAGTGATTGGGAAGGTGAAGGATGGTGAAATCACCAATGTGAGCATTGATTGGTTTTCCAAGGACGTGGACGTTATGGGAGACATTTATGCTACGAATATCCGACCCGTTGAAGTGTCGTTTATAGAAAATGAAAAGATGGAAGCTGTTTGTGGGGAATGCACGATTGATACGAAGTGTAACAACCACGGTCAAGAACAAATGGAAGATGAAACGCCTTGTTGCGGTTCGTGTTCTAGTGGAAAGCCGTGCGAATGTGATGAACACGAGGATGATAGTATGAGCGAAGAAGTAAAAACAACTGATTCAGATAAAATTGTTGAACGCGAGTTTGCCTCACTGAAGAAACAGCTGGAGGAGATGGAGAGTAATAACTCTACGTTGACTACCAAATACGAAGAGGCTCTTAGTAAAATTGAGAGTTTCACAACTAAGGAGGAAGAGCGCAAGGCTAATGAAGCCGAGCGACGCAAAAAGACCTTGGTTAATAACATTATCTCGAAAGAGGTATTGATTGGTGGTCTTAAAGACGAAGAGAAAGATACCCGTTTTGACAGCTTATTCGGATGGGAAGAAGACAAGCTTGTGGGATTTAGCGAGGCATTGGAAGTAGTTCCTGTCCCAGATACCGAAAAATCTTTTGGTAAAGGAAAGGCAACAGACTCCGATGAGAAGGCTGTCGAGACCGAAAAAGAGGTCGAGCGGCTTTTTGCGATGAAGGACGGCAATATCCGTCTAAATAGAAAGGCGATAAAAGGTGATTAAGAATGGCAACCGAGATTTTAGTAAATGACGGTGGCGCACCAGCCCGTATATTACCGTATGAAGGATACGCGACACTCCTTGCAGGTGACTATGTTACTATGAATGCAAGTGGTAAACTTGTCCAGAATACAACTAGTGGAAGCCGGGGGTTAGGATTTCTTTTGACTCCTACGACTTCGGGAAACATTGGTTCGGTAGTTTCGGGACACGGTGTGCAACTCAACGTCTATGTTAGTGGAACTGTAGCGGCTGGCAACCTATTGTACGTAAAGGAATCCTCCGATGAGGGACTTGTGGCACAAGGTTCAGACAGTGGTTCAGCAGTGGCAATTGCTCTGGAAGCGAGCACAAGTGGACCTGGTTATGCCAAGGTTCAGGTACTCTGAGGTGATTAAATATGGTAACAGCAAATCCAGGTCTTCTTACCACAGTCAATGAGGGTTCTTATGCAGACACAGGAGGAACAGGGGAACGTATCTTAGTAGATTATAAAGATGCGATAGTCGATTACAAAGTAACAGACTTACCTGCTCTCCGAATGTTTACAGAAAGGATGAACACTGACACTGGAGGGAAGATAGATATAACGTTCAATCTACCATCAATGGTACTTGAACAGATAGAAGAAGGAACAACCCCTAAATATCAGCACACGAAGCTGCGCTCTGAGCGAGTGGATGTGCGTGAGTGGGGTATCGCAGTTGGTGTAACGCGTAGAATGATTGAGGACTCTCGATTCAATGAAGTCGAGTTGGCCTTGAACGAAGCACGCCGAGCTGTAGACAGGCACATAACGAAACAGACTGTTTATGCCCTAATGGGTATCGCAGACACCAGTTTCCAGACAGGTGTTGGTGGTATTAGTATCAGCAGCACTACTGCAGAGAGTGGTGGCGACAGTATTACTGATTTTGGCGCTAATATATATGGCGGATTTCAGGGTTCTGGCGGTACAGTAGGGTCTGGACGTGAGTATAGTTATGGTAATGTTGCTAACTCTGACTTGCAAAGAAGTCACTACGTTAATGCAGCTAGTACATCTGGTGTGTTGAGTCTTTCTGACTTGACCAATGCAATCGAGTTGATTGGACAACACGGGTACAACGCGGATTCAGTATTGATTTCGCCCGCCCATTACAAGTCCTTGCTCGATATGGCAGATTTCCAGGCGACTATTAGTGCAGTAACTGGTGGTCAGCACGTTGTAGAGGAAACTACTCCATTCCGAGGTACTCTTGGAACTGGACTGGTTGGAAGCCTATTCGGCTTGAACGTCTACACGAATGCGTGGTGTCCTTCTACTAGGATTGGGGTCTTTGACCTTGCCGTAAAACCAATGGCTTACGTTGAAAGACGTGGCTTGACGGTTGAAGAGGCAAATCCCGGTTTCGGTATCGTTGGGTCTTACCTATCAATGAGATATGGTTTGAAGATTCTACGACCTGAGACGGGTGTGATTATCGGTCACGGAACCTGGTCGTAGACAGGTTAAATAAACTGGTTGGGGGGTCCAGATAAAACCCCCAAACGTTTTTATATAGCGTAAGCTATAGAGATATTATGCCAGTAAATCCAAGGTCGATGGGACATAGTCTTAAAAGAATTAGTGTTAGTCCCACAGCAAATACTTATACCACAGCAGGTACACTCGGTGGCGACAATATTCTTACAGGTTCTTTAAATGCGGGTGGCACGTGGTCTGCAGATTTAACTGCACTATCAGGAAGTGGTGGAGGTGGTGCTTCTGGTTCTGTTCTATCATCATCAGGAAACGCTGTTCCTTATTACATAGCTGCCGGAGATATTGTATCTGGCAGTCATATGTATATAACGGATGCTGGTGCAGTAGGTATAGGCACACAGACACCTTCGCGGAAGTTGGATGTGCAGGGAAATCTTTTAGTTGATGGAAATACTTACTTATCTGGTTCTGCTAAAATAAGTCAGACCGATGTTACAGCTAATCCGGGCAATAATCATTTATGGGCATCGGGGACCGGACTTTATTGGGGCGGTCAGGAAGTTTATACCAATACACCGGGTACTAGCGAAATAACTGGTGCTGGGGCAAACACTTACGTTTCTTATTTTACAGCAGCATCTAACATCACAGGAACGAGCGGGCTGGTTTATTCAGGTTCTAAATTAGGCATAGGCACAGATGACCCCGCATATACATTAGATATACGTGGCAATACTTCGGTAAGCGGTTCTTTGATAGTGGTGGCGGACTTACTTGCAGTCCAAAAAGCAATAAAAGTAGATGTAGCAGATTCAGCTGTTCTATCCGATAGTTATTCACATTATATGATACCTTGTCCTTTGGGTGATGGAGGTGACGTGACACTTACAGTTACATCGCCACCATCTCCGGCAATAGGGGACGAATATTTTATTATAAGTGAGATTGGTGATAGACCAGAAGCCCCCTCTCCGGGTGATACTGGAACAGTTAAAATTATAGCAAACACTGGACAAACCATAAACGGGGTTGATACAGCTATAACTATAGATTCTAGAATAAGTGTAACGTTTAGGTATACGACAGCACATTTGGTGTGTGTAAATACCAATACTTGGGCCTTAACCATCAGTGATGTGGGACCTCTTGCGTAAGGACAATCTTTATATATGAATTTAACCAATTTATAAGCGAGGTGATTTATATGGTGCTTCGTGATAATATATCAGGCAGAGAATACGATAAATTCGTAAATACAACAGACGGAACAGCTCTTAGGGTTGCAACCGTAGCTGGTGGCAGTGTAGCATCAAACGTGGTGACAACAAGCAGCAGTGCAACAGACATAACAACTACGGAAACAGTTTTGATTCAGAAACAAACACTGAATGGAAGAACTGGTTCTTGGTTTGTATATAATGCTGATACTACAGGCTCTGATGCAGAGTCAATTGATGTAAAGATGTATAGTGCGTATGCTTCTGGAGCGTCCGATTGGGCAGCACCAGCAAGTGGGGCTACAGATTGGGACCAAGTTGGTTCGACAATAACTATTGCATCCAAAGGTGTGAAACACATTCCGTTCAATAATGTTTATCGTTATGTTGCTCTGACTGCTTCCACATCAGCGAATGCGGCTTCGGGCGCGACTGCTGAATT